TTACCATACTGTTCTTTACCTGAGTTAGAAGCTTGTATGGAAGTGTGGGGTTTTATGGAGATGATACATTCACGTTCATACACATATGTAATTAAGAATGTTTATCCAGACCCATCTGAAGTATTTGATAAAATATTATCTGATAATCGTATCTTAGAACGTGCATCAAGTGTTACAGAATCTTATGATACATTTATTAATTATGCACAGGAATGGGGTCAGGGACGTATGTGGGAAGATGGATGGAAATCATCACCAACATCAGTCTGGACTCGTAAAGATTTAAAAAGACACTTATACAGGGCAGTCGCTAATGTTAACATTTTGGAAGGTATCCGCTTTTATGTTTCTTTCGCTTGTAGTTTTGCTTTTGGTGAGCTTAAACTCATGGAAGGATCTGCGAAAATCATATCGCTTATTGCAAGAGATGAGAATCAGCATCTGGCAATAACTCAAAACATAATTAACAACTGGAGAAAGGGTGATGATCCTGAGATGAAGGAGATAGTTAAGGAAGAAGAGCAGTGGACATATCAAATGTTTGATCGTTGTGTAAATGAAGAAAAAACATGGGCAGAGTATCTCTTTAAAGATGGAAGTATGATTGGTCTAAATGATAAATTACTTCATCAATATGTTGAATGGATTGCAAATAAGAGAATGAAATCGATTGGATTAAAATCTGTATATGATATTCCAGCAAGAAATAATCCACTACCTTGGACTCAGCACTGGATCTCATCAAAAGGTTTACAAGTTGCTCCACAAGAAACAGAGGTGGAGTCATACATAGTTGGAGGAATCAAACAAGATGTCAAAGAAGACTCATTCGCAGGATTCAAACTCTAAACCTAAAATTAAACTATCTTTTGATGGTTGTTATAATTATGATAGATTGAAGAAGGAAGGATTAGTTGATGATGGTGAGATAGAGTGGGACATTGAAGAACTTAAAAAATCGATCCGTGATGCTGCGGACGAATATGATAAACTAGTTGGAGGTTAAAATGATGAGTCCTTTTGGTAATGTATTAAACACAAGGGAAACTTATAGTAAATTCTATCAAGAAATATTTACTGAGGTTGAAGTTCAATTTCATGATGAAAATCCTGCATGGATCCCCTTAAATACTTTGTTGGCAATGAGAAGGATATATACTAAAGAGTAACATGAAACCTGCATGGCAGTTGACTATGAAAACCCTTGGATATATGAAAGTCGTCCTTTTACCTCTGATGATATTGGGGACTACTATGGGTTTGTCTATCGCATCACCAATACTAAAAACGGAAAGCAATACATCGGAAGAAAATATTTTATACAAAAAAGAAAACCAAAAGGAGCAAAACGAAAAGTTACATCAGAGTCAGACTGGAAGCGATATTATGGAAGCTCTGACGATCTTAAACGAGATATTAGAGAAATTGGAAAAGACTCTTTCAAAAGAGAAATTATCTCCCTCCATACAACCCTTGGAAAAGTAAACTATGAAGAGACTAAACAATTGTTTTTACATAACGTTTTAATAGAGGCACTTGACGACGGAACACCAAAGTACTATAATAGCAACATACTTGGCCGTTACATGAAAAAAGATTATGGAAACTTTACAACAAACAATGAGAAGAACTTATAAGTGGTCACTAAATAGAATTAAAGATTTATGTGCTGATTCTAATTCAGACATAAACGATGTATATGATGCGGTTTCAATTCATGAAGAATTTTCTGAATGGTTACATGATGAAAATGATGATCATGATGTTTTTTCATTAACGTACATAGGAGAGGGGAGCGAGTATGATGGCGAAGGAGAACTTAGAAGTGAGAGCTAAAGTTCTATCATTATTATTAAAAACTTATGGTGGACAACACCATAATAGATCAATTTATGAGTGTGCAGATGACTGGATGTCTTTAGGAAATGATACGACTGATGGATTACTAGATTATTATGATAAGTATTTTAACACTTAATTCGACTATATAGTTTGCTGATTAAGTAGAATTATGTTACAGAAGATTGTAAATGGAATTGCTATTGCAAGTGGGGTTGTATCTCTCACCGTTGTTGGTCTTGGTGGTTACGTATTTATTCGCAAGGATGCGATTATCGAAAACGTCAAAGGTCAAGTGATGGAAGCTGTGTCTGGTAAACTTGGAGGTTTAGCAGGTGGAGCACTACCTGATTTAGGTGGCACATCAGATACTGCCATACCACCTGTTGGTGGTGGATTTGGTATTCCTAGTTTCTAAAAGTCAGGGTATCTATATATAATGTAGATATGTTAATCCCATGGCTGAAGCAAAAAAAGAAGAATTAAAGACACCAAAAGGTCCTCTTGGTAAACTTAAAGAGGCAATGGATGACAAAGAAGAACAGATGGCAATTCTGAGCACGTTCGTGCGTCTTGGAATTCTAGTGTGGGCAGGTGGAATATTAACACTTAATTATGTAACTTTTCCTGGAATGACTGAACAGGATAAGATCGATCCAACTTTCATAGCTTCGGTTTTCACAGGAGTTTTAGCTACTTTTGGGGTCGAAGCGGGAAAGAAGGGTGGCAAATCAAGTACATCATCTGGAGCAAATATCTCAAAGAAGGATATGGAAATGTTAATTGAGAAAGCAGCAAATACAGCACCCGCACAGACAATTAGAATCGAACAGGCACCAATGGTTTTAACACCTAGTGCTACACCACCTAAAAAATAATGGAAATTAAAGAGGTTAAATGGGGTAAATGGTTCGCTTTGGGATTAGGTGGACTCATTGGATTATCTCACATCGGTATGATTGGATCACTTTCGAATCGTGAAAGTAAGTTACCAAGTATTAATTTACCAGTTGGTCCTTATACATCATACGAAGCAGAAGTCGGACATGAAGGATATAAGATAAGTTATAAAGCAAACGATCCTAAAGTGATGCTTGTGGAACGGGATACCAAGAAAAAAGGTGGGTTTCTTGGATTGGCTAACAACATTGAAAAAGTCACTGAACAATACACGATGGACGGTGCAATACACCATAAACCAACCACAACAACAATCTCATCAAACGGAGGAAAGTCCGAAGCATGCGTCAAAGCAATTGGAGGTGCAGAAGGAACAGGAAGACTCGTGGGTTCCAGTATTGGTGCTAGTGCTGCTCCTGCTCTCTCTAATATTCCCTTTGTTGGTTGGGTTGCTGCTGGTTGGGTAACGATGTTCTCTGGTAATCAAGGTGCAGAGATTGGCGGTGGTATGGCAGAGGACTTAAATAAAAACTGTTAATGAAATTAATTGATGGGTGTCATTCATTAAAACTTGAGTGTGCACTCAGAGATTTAGGATTTGTAGATATCGGATGGAAATGTGTTGCCCATGCCGGTATCTTTTTTATTCAACCAGTTGGTATTCCTAACGATCCAGAGGGAGATTTACTTGGATTTAATATAACTGTTCCGTATGCAAAGGATTATAAAAAGATTAAAATGTTACAAACAGCACGAAAAGCACTTGACTTCGCTCAAGGAATCGACTAGATATAGTATAGTAATTAAAAAAATATATGATTTTTCTATCAAACCCACAAGTATGGACATTATCAGGAACTTGGTCTGATAGAGCATTGAGTGCATCAGGTCTCACCAACATGGAGTTGATGATGACACTGGATACAATACTCTTACCATTAATTTGTGTAGTTGGAATATTTGCCTTGTCTACTAAAAAAAGAAAGAGAGTTTAAGCAATCATTAGCATTGCTTTTCTTAACTCCCTAGAGTGGTTTAATTCGTCCTGTGCAATTTCTGCGATCTTTGTATCTTCAGGATGGTATGCGCTGTATTTTGTATATGTCTCAAAGGCATGCTTTTCGATCTTCATGTTTATGTCGTAAGC